AGTTGACCTGCAACTTCATAAGCACGAGGATGATCTGACGCTCGTGCCACATCAAGTATTCCATCTACTGCCTCCTGACCCTTCATTACTAGATTGTGCAACTGAGCACGAGTTGTCTCGTAGTCTTGTTTGACATCCTCAGTTTCTGATTTTTTAAGTGTTGGCTTCACTTTCTCAACATGCTTCTGGAGTTCAGAAGGTTCTGTTCCAAATGCTTCATTGAGACCATCAAACGGATTTGCCATTAGGTAATGTCCTCATCTTGTCCACTTCTGGGATTATACTTCTTGACATCTGTGAAGAAGCTTGAGGTTTCACCAAACCCAAAGTCATCATCAGCATCTATCAGAGCATCATCTGCACTATCTATCAGATGAACATCAGCGCCAGATGCGTGCTCCACAAGTTTAGTTCCATGCCTACCTCTAAGAACACTGACATTATTACCGTCAACCTTCTCAACTCTGAATACCTCATCATCAATTTGGAATTCATTTCCAATTGACAATGCAGATGCACTTGTAAGTGAAACTACTTGAGATGTGTTCGACATAACTGCCGTAGTTGTAGTTAACGCAGTACCAACAAGGTTTTCTGTTGCTGTAGGAACAACGCTGTATCTCTGAACCCTTGGAGCAGTCGTGGTATCTGTCGATGCATACATATCGACTTGTGCAGACTTGATAACCTTGGACTCGCTGACAGGACCGTAGAGATATGTTTTTACTGTAAACTGAAGAGTATAAATGATTGCTCTTCTGTTTGCAAAGTCTCCTTCATAATTATCCTCATATGATAAACCCGTCAGAACAACAGGAACATCTTTAATTTCATTCATTTCTTCCAATAATTTAATTGGCATATTAAAATGTGGTTGGAAATATGGAAGAATTTGTTCCAAGATTTGCAATCCATCTTCTTGAGTTTTTGATATAATCGCCAACTCAAACGACAGATTATATGGTACAGGCATAAAAATATTTTTGTTGCTTGTACCGTCTTTTGCAACTCTAACTTTCTGAGTAGGAGAAACTTTTCTACTAGAATCATATTGCATTCCATTAATCTCAAAAGAGATTCTAGGCAGAGTTATCTGCACTCTTTTATTTGTGAGATCAGGATTACTATCAAGACGCGCCAGGAACTTTTGCTTGGGTCCATAAGCCAAAGGGACTTTCATCACTTCATTAGAGCGACGAAGTTCAATGTTGTTGAACAAAGTTCCAAACGCAACAACAGTTCTTCTAAAAATTTCGTGATAAAAATATGTGCCTAACATCAGATTGTATTGTCAGTAGTGGACCCGAAAGTACCAAACGGATTACCTTCAGTGAAGTCGATGATATCATCATCTTCAGTTTCAAAGGTATAGTTTTGGTCAATACTGTCAGCAGTATTTGTATTATTTAGAGTGTTATAAGACTCAGGACTCCAAAGAGCACCAGAGGTTAGACCCTTTACGGTCTCTGCAGTATTGAAGGTTCCAGTTCGATTGATGATTTGTAGTTCTCTTGTAGAACTATTCCAAGATTTGACTTCTGCTCTATTGTCTTTGGGGGAGTAGTCAATTGCGACAGTAGGTGCAGAAGTATACCCAGTTCCGCCGCTCGTAAGAGTAAGACCAGTAACAATGCCCGCAGAAGAAACCGTAGCAGTCGCTGTAGCTCCACTTCCACCACCTCCTGTAATAGTGACTGTAGGCGGCAGAGCACTCTTATAATACTCTCCGCCGTCTGTGATCGTAAATCCTGTTACCGCGCCTCCAGAGACCGCTGCAGTCGCTCTGGCGAGGTATAGATCACCAACAATCTCCTCACCAACTGTAAAGTCTCCAGAACCACCAGCATCCATGACCAACTTGATAGAGTTGGCAAATGCAAGTTCAACAGCATCGATCTCTGCAACACCTGTGTCAAGATCTTCGTCGCTGTACTCAAACATTTCGCACTGACATTCCCATACATAACCTTTACCAAGTTGGTAGAAAGGTCTCTCAGATTCTACAAATTTAATCTCAAATAAATGCTTTGCTGCAGGGAACCAGATGAGGTCTCCTTCATTGGGGCGACCTTCTACATTTAAGGCTGCATTGTCATCAACCTTCTCAGTAAACTTTTCTCTAGAGAAAATGAAAGTTGTCTTATCTTCGATGCGAACACCAAACTTACTGAGCAAGTCTCCTTGACCTTCCCAACCTTCTACATTATTAATATATGCTCTTACTTGTAATGCCTGTGTAAAATTACTGGTCTCAACTTCATTTAAGATGGTGTCTCTATTGACATAAGTTCTGGGGAGATAGTAGATATCTTGACCATAGATTTCAATACTTTCTACGATCAAATTCTCCATAAACTTCTGTTCTTGTGTAGACCCATTGATATTGAGTCTACAGGATGAAGTGTAATCCGATTGTACGCAATCGCTAGGATTGGGATTAGAATATGCCATATCAGCCGATTAGATCCATTGGAGGGATTTCAAATGTAGTCCTGATTTCTTGCTCAAGTTGCATCTTCATCTTCAGAGCGTCCTCAAGAATTTGACGACCATTTAACTTCACACCACCGAGCATTTGAATGCCATCATACTTACTTAGGTTGCGACCCCACTGTTCCATAAACAATGCTTCAGTATAGTCCTTCAACCAGTGATCATTAAACATACCCGTGTATGTTGTAGGATCTTGTCTCATGGTACATTCAACCAGGATCCAATCTCCCGCTTGAAGATCTTCCCAGTCCATGTCCATGTAGAGTCTGTTCTGGTATTCGTTCCATCTGATTCTACGGTTTGCTTGAGAATTGGTGACCCAATCCAATGTCTCAAGATACTGGGAAGTCATAAAGTAGTGAAGGATATGTCCATGCGTCATTGCATAGATATCATTCAAAAAGATTTGATATTTGATGTTAAAGATATTTCCAGGAACAATACTAGATGCACCTATATTTGTATATACATGATTGATACCAAGAATGCCAGGTGGCAGATCTAAGTAATCATTATTTTCATACCAGTTTGTTCCACCCTGTTGAGTGGAACTTTTTGCTGCTGTTTTAATAGCATCGGTAACTTCAATCTTAATGAAAGTCTTGTAACTTCCATTGTAATGATACTCCTGATAATGATCGATTGATTCTTCGATAAGGTCATCTAGTTGCTCATCACAAACATTAATGTCAATCGCAGGATAACCTAACCTGCGAAGAGCATACATCTTCAGTTCAGTTTTTGAAGCGGGTCTAGTTGCTGACATTTGTTATTATGCGAATGAGTTGATCGAGAGGGTTGTTACATTACCAGCAGAAACGATTTCTGTCGGTTTGAAGAAACCAGATACATTATCAACAGTAACACTAGTAGCACCAATAGCGGTAATAGAACCAGTGGTTGAAGAAGTGCCACCTGTCACAAGATCACCAACCTGCATTTGCAGGATAGTGAGAACATCAATTGTTGCATCAGCATTACCACCAGTGATTGTAATTGTATCACCAACTGCATAACCAGAACCAGCACTATTGATCGTGACAGAAGTAATAGCACCAGCAACAGCTACGATATCAACTGTCAAAGATGAACCTGCACCACCAGTGGTTGCAACATCAGTTGCTGTAACATAACCAGTTCCAGCGACAAGAGATGCGGCATCGAGTGATTCCACATCACCAGGAACGGGATTACCAGACAGTTCCAAAGTCAAAGTGGTAGTAGTTGCAAGGTTGTTGAGCATTGCCTGAAGTTGAGCGAATGCATTATCAAGTTTCGTTTGAACTCTTGCTTCTGTATAGTAAAGGTTATTACCTTCAGACAGATCTGTTGTAGATGCTAGAGCGATCTTAGTATCGAAGGATGCCTCAGCACGAGAATCTGTGTAGTACAGATTCGTAGAACCTTCACTCAGAACATCGGTATCAGCAGCAGCGATACGGGCATCTGCTCTAGCATCTGTGTAGTAGAGGTTTGTAACACCTTCAGACAGATCATCTGTATTTGCTGCAGCAATACGAGCATCTGCTCTTGCATCAGTGAAATAGAGGTTGGTGACGCCTTCTGCCAGAGCATCAGTATTATGGTTTGCAATACTAGAAACTGTTCCTGTGACATCACCTGTGACATCACCTGTAACATCTCCAGTAAATCCTGAGGTTGCTGTAACAGTTCCAGAGAAGTTACCATCAACACCATAGATACCAGCGTATCTAAAGCTGCCAAGACCAAGATAATAAGTATTGTCCGTATCAGGTCTAACACCTTTAGTCTCCGTAGTAGCGTCTACAAGGTTACCAGTCAAGTTACCTGTAAATCCTGAGGTTGCTGTAACAATTCCAGAGAAGTTACCCTCAACACCATAGATACCAGCGTATCTACGAGATGAAAGACCAAGATAATATGTATTGGTGGTATCGGGTCTAACACCTTTAGTGTCTGTAGTAGCGCCTACAAGGTTACCAGTGAGATCACCTGTAAATCCTGAGGTCGCTGCAACAGTTCCAGAGAAATTACCATCAACGCCATAGATACTAGCGTATCTAAGAGATGAAACACCAATAGAGTATGTATTGTCAGTGTCAGGTTGAATGTGCTTAGTGTTTGTAGTAGCGCCTACAAGATCGCCAGTTACATTACCAGTTAGGTTACCAGTAATTACTCCAGAGAAGTCACCATTAACACCATAGATACCAGCGTATCTAAGAGATGAAACACCAAGGGAATATGTATTATCGATGGCAGGTTGAATATGATTAGTATTTGTAGTAGCTCCTACAAGATCACCAGTAAGATTGCCAGTTACATTACCAGTAATTACCCCAGAGAAATTGCCGTCAACAGAATAGATATCCGAGTATCTACGAGATGAAACACCAATATAATATGCATTATTGGTATCAGGTCGAAGATTCTTAGTATCTGTAATTGAAGCAATCAGGTTGGTATCAATATCACCAACAAATCTAGTTGCAGTAATAACTCCAGCAGCAAAATCACCGTTACCATCACGCAGAACCAGGTTATTAGCGGAATTACTTGCTGTGGAAGCAACATTAATTGTGGTATTACCAGAAACACCATCGGCATTTGTTAGGGTAATACCAGACGATGCTGTAACCTGTAATGTGCGATGTGCATATGTGTTAGCAGCAGTTCTAACCAGATAACCAGTTTCGTTTGTTTGTGCTGCCAGAGCAGTAATGTCAGCATCATCATATGTGGTAGTGATGGTTACTGCCTGAGATCCATCGAAAGAAACATTACCGTTAACAACACCATCAATAGTGATAACTCTTGCAGTTCTGAGTGCATCTGCAGTTGTAGCATTACCCAAGAAACCAGCAGCAGAACCTACACCACTAGCAGCAGTGATTTGATTGGCAGCAAAGTCACCGTTAGAGTCACGAGAAACAACAGTAGTCGGTGTCGCAGCAGAAGCAGTTGTCATGCTGTCCAGAAGGTCAGCATTCAGGTTGTTGATCTTGTTAGTGGTAGGAATAACCAGAGCAGGACCAGATGTAACTTGAGATCTGATCTGACCATCAACAGTCAGAGTGCCGTCAATGTTGGCATCGGCATCAACATCAAGAATCGTACCAGACCCAGTAAGATTGAGAGAACCAGCACGAAGATCGCCATCTGTGCCAGCAAGAACTTCAGCGTTATTAGTTGCACCTGTTAAGAAGACATATTGTGAGGCGGATCTGTCATATCCGAAGAAGCCAATTTGAGCACTGCCGTCGTAATAGCGGAATTCAACACCGCGATCCTTAGCATCATTAGACGCGGGTGCTGTGTCACCACCCAGAGTAATAATAGGGTCATCGAGAGTTGTGACCGTGCTATTAACAGTAGTTGTTGATCCATTAACAGTGAGGTTTCCAGTAACAGTAAGATCGGATTGTAATGCAGCATCACCTGCAACAGTTAATGTTCCTTGAGAAACAGTATTACCATTATCAGTGTCAACAGTGAACTTATCAACGCCACCTGCAGTTTGAATCTTAAAGAACTTATTATCTGCTGTAATAGTAACATTGTCATGAGTTACCAGAGCACCAGAGATGTCGGCGGAGTTATTAAGATCAAGAGCACCTGTCAGTTCGGTAGCACCATAGATTCTTGTG